TTGTACAGCACTAAATAATTACGCTATTGATGTTAATCCTCAAAGAAATAGAAATATTAGAAAACAACCACAGGATAAAAATATTATTGATGCAATGTGGGAAGATGAATTTACCTATGATATTTTTACGTTTATTGGTGGTTATGATGTACCAGTTGGTGATTTATGTAAACTTAATTCCTATGGGTTGGTAAAAAGAAATGGTGAAGACGCTATTGTTATGATTGATTACGGAATAACGTCAGATGTATGGGATGAATATTATGGATAAAATATTTACAGTTTAATTTTTTCTTAGTATCTTTGTGTTTAACACAAAAACATGAAATTATTAGTAGTAGACATTGAAACAACAGGATTTTTCGTTAATTCTGATGCGATAGTAGAAATTGGTATAGCGCTAGTAGATACCGTAACCAAAGAAATAGAATTGGTTTTTGATAATGTGATTAAACATGATAAGTTTAATTCAAAAAGGCATAAGAATGCTTGGATATTCCAAAACACAACACTTACAGTTGAAGACGTTGAAAACGCAAAGTCCTTGGATGATTACAAAGAAGAAATACAAGCATTGTTTGACAAATACAAAATGACGGCATATAACAAATCTTTTGACCTTAGATTTTTAAACGCTGCTGGGTTTAAGATGAGTGATGTTAAATGTTTGATGCAAACTGCCACACAATACTCAGAATACAAAGACAAGAACGGTAAAACCAAAAAACCATCAGTTGAAGAAATATATAATCAATTCTTTATGACGGATGGTGAGATATATGTTGAAGAACATAGAGCTGGTGCCGATGCCAAAGACGAAGCTAAAATAATGTTACACATGGTTAGTCTAAAAGGTTCTAAACCAATGTTGACTGAAGAAAAAAAGAAATCTAAACCAACTAAAACATGTAAACCATTGGATGTTGATGATGTGATTATGTTTGGTAAAAACAAGGGTAAAACTGTTGGTGAGATTGCCGAATCAACTCCAAACTATCTTAGATGGTGTGAGAAAGAAATCCCAAACTTTTCGTTGACACCAAACGCTAAAAAATTATTATACAAAAAACCAAAAAATAATTTGGAGTTAAAAAATAAGTAGTATATTTGCATCATGAAAAAAGAAATAAGAACAATATTAAGAGAAGGTATGGAAAAAAATGCGTTGGGTGTTGTGGTTTCAAGACCAACTCAAGAATTGATAGTTATGCGCGGAATACCAGGTTCTGGTAAATCAACAAAAGCCAAAGAACTAGTAGGTGAAGGTATCATACACTCCACAGATGATGTTATTGAGTCACAAGGTGATTACAACAAATTCTTTGCGGTAATGTTTGAATCTAAAGATTTCACACCATTGTCTAGAGCGCACTCAACAAACTTGAAGAACGCTATAAAATCTTTGAAAGAAGGTGTTTCACCAGTTATCCTTGATAACACAAACATCAAACAAAACGAATCAAAAGCAGCTGTTAAAGCGGCGTTGGAAATGGGTTTAGCTGACCACAACATAAAGTTCGTGGATATAGGTACTGGTGGTCTTACAGCTAACCAATTAGCTGAAAGAAACACTCACGGTGTACCACTTGAAAAAATTCAATCGATGATTGAATCGCATAAGGGTCAAGGTTTATTGACATTGAAAAGTGTTTTGGAGTCCAAGGACATGTACAAAGAATCTGATGTGTTGTATTCAGCTGTTGTCTTGGATAACGGTTCTAAATCAGCGTTGTTATCTAGAGTTGGTGATTACATCCCAGAAGGGTGGAAAGTATTTGCTCACCACATGACAATTGTTTTTGGTAAAGGTGTTACAAACAAGGAAGACTTGGGTAAAGAGGTAACTTTGTATGTTGAAGCGATAGGAATTAGCGATATGGCTATGGCTGTAAAGGTTGAAGGGTATCCATCAACCAACGCAATACCACACATTACAATTGCGATAAATCCAGACGGTGGTAAACCAGTGATGTCCAACGACATTACAAACTGGAGAAAGATAAAGAACTTTGCAATTAAGGGTATTGTAACAGAAATCAAAAAGGGGTAATAAAACCCCTTTTTTTATTTGCATATATAAAATATATGTGGTATATTTGCAATGAATTAAAAAAATATGGTTATGTTTGTTAAAGAATATAATAGTTTACCTAATTATTTAATTAGAAAAACTCTCTTTTCTTTTAAAAAATTACACATACGTTTTCACACAATATTAAGTGAAGACAAAACACCTTTTTTACATAACCACCCTTTTTATTTTTTATCGATAATAATTAAAAATGGTTATACAGAAGAATATTTGGTTGATGGGCAAATAAAGCTAATAAAACATAAAGTTGGTTCTATTATATTTAGAACACCTAAAGATTACCATAGAATAAAATCAATAAACGGTGAAACTAAAACTTTATTCATAACGTGGAAAGTACCAATTAAATGGAGGTTAAAAAACCACCCAAATATGGATAGTCATGTACCGTTTTTTCCAGAACAAAATGGTGTTTATAAACGCATGATAAATGAAAAAGAAAAATATTGTAAGTTCGATAAATTTTGGTATATTGGGCACGAGACAATTGAAAAAGCTTTAATAGAAGATAGACTTAGCGTCCATCAATGTATAAACTACGTAAAAAATTAAAACTATGAAATTAGATGAAAGGACATTTGGTGATTCACCAGCGGCTATTAATATGGTTAGGATAATCGATGAAAGAGGTTTAAACCCTAGAAAACCAGCTAGGTTATTGAATAGGTTCAATAAAATAATAACGGATTTGAACCATGTTGATTTAACAACAGCAATTCATGTTATGCATTTGGTTTATAAAGAATCCTTAGAGAAATGTGATTCATTTGAAGAACCGCTTAACACATTTACTCAAAATATTTTGAGTACAAAGTTTAAAGAATGGCAAGTAAGAAAAAACGCGTTAGGACTTAAAAAAAATAGAAAATAATGATAACAGCACAAGTAGTATTAATTAACGAAGAAGGTTTAATCCTAGGGGTATCTAGAAAAGACAACCACACAGATTTACTAACAATTAGTGAAAAAGTTAAAATTTCCGCATTAGAACGTGGTTATACGTTATATGATAAGGATAAAGCTAAAAAAATAAAATAATGGAAATAAAATATACGTCACAAGTTGTATTAATAAATGAAGACGGGTTAATACTTGGTGTTTCTAGAAAAGATAATCATAATGATTTTGGGTTAATCGGCGGCAAAGGTGAAATAGAAGACAACAACGACCCTATGATGACAGCGATAAGAGAGTGTAAAGAAGAAACTGGGTTGGACATTTCAGATTTACAGTTGGTTTTTGCTATTCATAAAAGCGGTAACATGGGCCATACTTATTTGGCTAAGTATTCTGGTGAAATAAACCACAATGAACCACACGTTGTCAAATGGGTTCCAATGGAAGTTCTAGTTAACGGATGTTTTGGTAGATACAATAAAATGGTGTCTGAATCTCTTACCGATATGGGTATCGAATATCAATATTCAATAGATGTTGATAGTATGACCAACGATGTTAGAGAATATTTAACCAATAATAAATTATTAGGTTTGTCTTTTAAACTTGACCATCTTTATAAACAGTATGGGTTTACTGGTAAAACATCTTATGTTGTGTTTTTTGATATTGATTATGATGAATTTTTATGGGAGTTTGATGAACCGTTTATTAATGGACTTGAAGAGATAGGTCTTAAATATGGTGTTAATCTTGAAATACCAACTCATTATTACTCAAAATAGTTGTAATACAAGAATTTATTTAGTATATTTGCAAAAACTTTAAAATATGAAAAACGCGGAAAGACGACTTCAACTTACGTCAAAATTTGTTCAAATGGGTAACGCCTTAGTTGAAGAGGGTAGATTAAAAGATGACCCAATTATTGCTCAATTAGGCACTATGATTATCTTTTTAGGTGGGATTTGTTTTGATGATGAAGATGTTATGAAATTTGGTGATTTAGTTTCTATGTATTCAGCAAAGAAATTAATTGAATCTATGGAAGAAAACAGAGACCCAGAACTTATGGCTATCAGAAAAAAAGCTGAGTCTGACACCTATGAAAATATTTTAGACGGAATCGGTGATTTAATTGATGATGCCAAGAATGGTAAATTAGATGATGAAGACGATGATTTTGACGAAGATGAGGACGATAAAAATTAATTAACGCAAAATATTTGTGCATTAAAAAATAAACACATATATTTGCACAAAAATTTATAAGTTATGTTACAAATACAAAAATACATAAAAGAACACGGTTTAGATAAAGCCGTAAGAGTGTTTCAACTAAAAACTCGTGAATACGAGCACAAAGTGTTATTGAAGTATGACCAATTAGTGTCTCCAACCCTTATGGCAAACATAGAGGTTCAAGAATGTAGAGGTCTTATCCTTGAAAAAGGTACATGGAACGTTATGTCGTTGGCCTTTACAAAATTCTTCAACTCTGAAGAAGGGAACGCTGCTAAAATAGATTGGAACACTGCACACGTATTAGAGAAACTAGACGGTACTATGATACAAGTGTATTGGGATTGGCATGCCAACAAATGGTTTGCCGCAACAACTGGTACAGCTGAAGGTGAAGGTGAAGTAAACAACAAAAACGGAACAACGTTTAACGATTTGTTTTGGGATACGGTAAACAACAAATACACATTCAATGAATGTTTGTTGAACAAAGACTTTGTATATGTTTTTGAGTTGACAACACCATATAACATCGTTGTTAAACCACATGGTGAATCATCAGCAACATTGTTAACTGTGAGAAACAGAGAAACACTTGTTGAGTTATCTGGAAAAGCTTTAGAAATGGCCGCTGTATCGTTAGATATACCGCTAGTAAAATCTTTTGATATCAACGCAAAGAATGTTGGTCACTTGTTAAAAACATTTGAAGGTATGCCATGGTCAGAAGAAGGTTATGTTGTACGTGACGGTAATGACAATCGTGTAAAAGTGAAAAACCCAGCATATGTTGCGGTTCACCACTTGAAAGGTAAAACAGCCGAACACAACATAATAACTATCGTTAAATCTAACGAGATAGAAGAATTCGCTTCAACTTTCCCAGAAAGAAAAGATGAATTGTTAAGACTTAAAGAAAACTACGATAAATTGACTGTAAAGTTAAATGATGTGTGGGTTGAGTTAAGCGCTCGTAAACCAAAAAACATTACCAAAGAAGAAAAGAAAAGATACGCTGCGGCTGTCTTTGAAGTTTGTGGTAAATACGACTTAAAACAATTCACTGGATTGTACTTTGGTCTTGTTGATGGTAAGGTTGATTCCGTAGAAACCTTTATTGAAAACTACGATGACAAATTGTTATACAAAATGCTCTAACTCATATTGGGTTAGAGCTTAACCTTTAAAAATAAAAAAAATGGCAAAAATAACACCCTTATATCCACAATTCGTAACTGTTGATGGCGGTTGTGCTTTACGTTTAATCTACGATGGTAGAAAGTATAAATATTACAGAGATGGGGGTCAATGGGATACAGATTGTTATACAGACTCAGATGGTACTTTACGAGCAGCTTGTAGGCACATAAAATCTTTGGATGGTGAGCCATTGGTTTCAATTTCTGAAAAAGAATGGAGACTATGCAATGGTCAATATGCGCCAAGTAAATTTGAACGCTACGGTTGGGAACACGAAACTACTGGCAAAGTAAAACAAACAGAAGTACCAAAAAACAAATATAAATACCTTTTAATACGAAGATAACATGCACAAACTAGATAGATACGGAAGAGTAATCAACGAATACGGTCAAGAAATGAGTTACTATAATTATCACCCAAATTGGAACATTCCAGACATCAAATCAAACCCTTGTTCCGAAATTGAGTTACCGAAACAAAAAGAAAACAAACACAAATACATTTTAATCAGAAGATAATGACTTACACAGATAAAACTTACGAAGAAGCAAAATTGGTAGCTATCAAAGCGCATAGCAATCAATCCTATGACGAAATTTTTCCATACCACAAACACTTACAAGATGTTGTGGATGTAATCAAAAGATTTGGTTATTCTGGAAAATACATCGTGGCATCTTGGTTGCATGATTCAATCGAGGATGATGGTATAAGCTACAATGACATAAAAAAACACTTTGGTATTGAGGTTGCTGAAATGGTTTTCTGTGTTACTGATGAGCTTGGAAGAAATAGAAAGGAGAAAAAAGAGAAAACACTACCTAAAACAGCTAGCAATCCAGATGCGATTATTCTTAAATTGGCTGATAGAATTGCGAACATCGAACACGGTGGTAAAATTGACATGTATGCCAAGGAATACGCGGAGTTCAAAGGTGCTTTGTACCTAAACACACCCATCGCTGCCAAACCAATGTGGGAACATTTGGAAAAATTATTGGGAAAAAGTTTGGAAGATTAAAAATAAGTTGTATATTTGTACTCTAAAACAAAAACATTATGGCTGGCGAAATAATTGGTGAGTTGATAGCGGGGGTAGCTGAAATTGGTATTGAAGCTGCTGGTAGTTCTAACAACAAAAAAAATGGTATTGGGTGTTTAATGATTACAATTGCGTTAATAGCGATAGGTGTTGGTATATACTTTATAGCTATAGCCACCGCAGAACCAACCCCACCTACTAAAGGTCTAGTGACCAAAAAATTACCCAACGACAAAATGGTTATCAAAACCAAAAAGGGTGAAGACGTTTATACAATAACTCATGAGTTATACCTTAACAAAAAAGTAGGTGACTCAATAATCTTAAATAATTAATATGACAATCAAACAAATTTTTGACGAGATTGCTGCTGAGAGCGGTAACAACGCTAAGATTGAAATTCTTAGAAAGTACCAAGACAATGAACTATTGAAAAAAGTTTTATACTTGGCCAACTCCAAACGAGTTAAGTTTTATATCAAACAAGTTCCAGAGTATACTGATGCTCGTAATAAAATTTCTTTGACAGAAGCTTTAAGTGAATTGGAATTGATTAGTAATCGAGACCTTACTGGTAATTTGGCTGTAAACCATTTAATTGATTTATTATCATTAAGTGAACCAGATGATGCGTATATCATTGAACGTATCATTGAGAAAGATTGTAAAATCGGTATGGGAACTACTTTTATGAACAAAGTATTCAAGGGTCTTATCGAAGAAACACCTTACATGGGTGCTGTATCTTTCGACGAGAAGAA